TCTCACATAGATTTTCTTAATTTTTAAATCTTGTTCTTCATGGAGAACCTCATAGGTTCCCCAAGGTCTGTACTCTATCATATTTTTCAAAGATAATAATCACGCTACCTCGGCAGCAAGATCTTCAGCAACACACTCCATAATAAGTGAATAATCTGCTTCTGGATCTTCTCCAGTAAGTTCAACTATTCCTTCACTAACATAATATCTTGTTAACTTTTTATACAACTTTGGATTTTTTACATCCAAATAAATCTCCTTGTTTGAAGCAGCACGTAAAGTACTGATGTCTTTCTTGAACTTTGAAGTGAGCGTCATTGCTTTGTAATTGTTGACAGAGACATTATAAAAGAATTTATATCAGAAGTCAAGTCTCTGCTCCACCACCAGTTGTTTGTATACGAATCCACTCCTCTTCTTCATCATCTTTCTTATCTTCCTGAATGCTCTCAAGTTGCTTCGCAACCTCATTCCAAAGGCGTTTTTCGCTATTCTCACTCATTGTATTAAATTCTAGGTATCTTATTTAGACCTGCTTTAACTAAATCATTCTCTACGATAGTCTTAGTCTTCTCTGCAATATCATCCAAGATATTAACGTCAAGACCTGCGAATGGTGGAATGATACCAAGTATGCGAAGTAGTCCATCTAAAAATAATGCAAGACAAGTAAAACCTAAAATCATACTAATAACAGTTGCTTCACGGTTATGCTTTGCCATAGATTCTTCATCTATTCTTCTTGCCTCTTCTACCGCAGCAGCAACCATAGCATCAACTTCCTTCTTAGTATAGAAGTCTCCTAGAAATGGTATGTCGTGTTTGTCCATACTCTTTTATATCCATATCCATTATAACAGTATTGTCAAGTATTACAATTATATATCGCTATGTCATCTCATGAACATGCCTTGATGGGCGTTCCCCCATCTTTGCTTGCTTATCTCTATCCATCTCATATAACTTTTGCATCATCTCTTGTTTCTTTTCAATATCATCGAGTTTCTTGTGAACGTCTTTAAGTTCAGACTCAATAGATCTGTCGGTCATTTGGTTTTAAAATGCTTCCCTCAAACCTCCTCGCTATTGTAGAGTGCTGCAAGTTGTTGATTTGAGTAGAAGTATTTAGCGAACTTCAAAGTCCAACTTACGAATTTTACGTTTTTTTCTCTCTTCTTGCCAAGCAATATCTTGCTCAGTAAAAAGACTTTTTTTGTTCTTATTGCTACCATTACTAACAATAACAACTTGTCCCAAATCTTTTGCTGTGATTCTATCCCCAACAATTGATGTCATGTTGGGGCAACCACAGCATTGCGATCTACCATTATTGCTGCTCAGTTCTTTACCGCAGCTCTTGCACCTTACTACTAACATTTTCTCTCATTTTAAACCTATGCAGCAGTTACTTTCTTCCAGTCTTCATCAAACAATTGTAATCCCTTATCAGTCAATACATGATTATACATCTTATCAAAAACTGATGGTGGCATAGTTACAATATTAGCACCAAGGGCGAATGATTCCGATACTGCTTTTACTCCTCTAATAGATGCAGAAAGTATTTCCGTCTTATGAACCTGCTGTTTATTATATATGGTAGAAATATCTTTAATAGTGTCTAAACCATTAATAGAATTATCATCAAGTCTTCCAACAAATGGGGAAACATAGGTAGCACCTGCTTTTGCAGCAAGTATTGCTTGTGCAGCATCAAAGATTAATGTAACATTTACTTTAACTAATTCTCTTGATAGTTGCTTGCAGACCCATAATCCATCTGGTGTACAAGGAACTTTAATAGTAGCATGATCTTTACCAAACTTTTTAATAAGTCTTCTACCTTCAGCAAGCATTATCTCATCGCTACCTACGACTTCCATGCTAATATCAGGAACACCAAGATCTATTAATTCTTGATATACTTCTTCTGGATCTCTACCACTCTTCATAATAAGAGTAGGATTAGTAGTTACACCATCAACTAACCCTGTTGCAAAATACTTTTTAATAAGATCTGTATCTGCAGTATCGAGAAAAATCTTCATAGTTTTGATTGATTCATTCATAGTTCTTTTATATAGTAATTAAATTAAGCATCAAACAAAGCATGTTTTGATGTGCCAGCATTAGAATTTGATATGTTTCCAATTCCAGTTTCTTCTGTTTCTACTAATTCATAACTCCAATCTTCTATTACAGTATTTGCCAACATCTGATCACTAAGAATATCCAATTCCTTTTGTGCAGTCTCTAAATCTTCTGCCTCAAACCAATAGTCAATACACTTACCAATCCTCAATAAATTTGATTTAAGTTTAGGAGCAATTCTACTAGTATTATTCATCACTGCATTACCAGCAGCATCCGATACAGATCCTCTTAACTTTACAAATACTGTTGCTTTAAATTTCATAATTTTTCAAAAGTTCTTGTGTCTCATTATAGTTATGAACATGATGAACATATCCATTTCTTTTCTTAACTTCTTCTGCTAAAGAATAATCGTTACCACCTTCTCCTATTCTATCACCAAAGAAATGTAATTCATCATCGTCATTAAAATCTCTTAATATCTGACTCTTATCAGCACCTTTAGGTCCTATATCAATACCTGTCTGACCTCCCAATGCCACAGACAAATCTGGGAATTGATTTCTCAATCTATCTGCTATATCTTCCCGTTCATTAGTTCTTTCATTCCATTCAATATATTCCTTTCTACCTACCATTGGATCTTCATCTCTACCTAAAATACTGAAATTAACTCCACCAGGTCTTCTCTCAATGTGATTTCCATTACGCAAAGGAAATTGACTATAATCTAACTCATCTAATAAAAACTTTTCAACATCCAAAGGTAATTCCCAATCATCTCTATAAACATTTTTATCCTTTTCATAAGCATCACTACCAGAACAGTTATATACCCGTTTAGCAGTATAACATATATCTAATCCTAACTGTTCTAATGTTTTCTGTCTATCACTTCCTGTAACTAGATAAACATCATTATGGCGACAGAAGATAAGAAAAGGAGCCCAAAATGAATGCTCTATTTGTTTCCTACTAGGAGTTAAGGTTCCATCAACATCAAATATAAATTTCTTCATTCTGGAATCACTTGAACTTTAACTGGTCTATTATCAAGATAATCAGCAAGTCTATGATATGCTAATGCCGTGAAGACTTGTGGCACTATAAAAGCAATCATAGCAACAACCCAAAACATGTAATAATAGTTCTCTTTGTTTTGTGTTCTCATTTGATATAAATTGCAGCGATGGGAAAATGTTGGGGTGGGAGGTT